AACCTCCCGAAGTTAAAGTTTGCATAGCTGAAGGATTCACGATTGACCAGTTTGAACATGCCAAACTCATTGGACATCACATAACCTTCAGCATCAATCCTATCGGTGCCAATGTAAGCGGCAGGTCCATTGTTGCGGCACAGATAAAGGCAATCTTCCTTGATTGACTTAACCAACTTCCACAATCTGATCAGGTTAGCGTCACAATCAAAAGCATCATCCTCAACCTCACGTTGCTCACGGATGCAAGCATTCAGTTGTTTCTTCAGTTCTGCCAGTTGCTTACCTGAAACAAACTCACAAGTTGTAGACATTTGGCGGGCAAAATCTACAACTTCCTCAACATCACTGAAAGACTTCTGATTGTGCAGAATGTATGCATCAGGTTTCACAAACTTCACCGTATCGGTATCATTCCAGATGGCACGGTCAGGCATTGCTACAGCATCCCGAATATCGCTCACATGAGTGTAGAAAGTGTGCGGAGCGATGATGATATTCTGGCGAACAATCGCAGGAAACTTATAGGTGATAGTGTTGGGTTTATACTCATCAGAACCACCGAAACCGATGAAGTCTGCCTGATAAATTGTTTCCGTGCGGGGAAGATACTTCAGGCAAGCACACAGAATCTCAATCAGACTTGCGTGGGTTGCCTCATCATAGAGGGCAAACACATCCTCCTGAGTATAGCAAATTTTAGGAGTCCGCTTATTGAATACACTTTTGGTTCCAACAAAAAACTTACCGTTTGCAGGATTCGTGCCGAACACAATAGCGGGAGCACCATCAATCTTGACGCTTAAGTTACCCCCAGCAACAAACCAATCCAGGACGGTCAGATCACCATTCAGGATGGAATCTTCAGGGTGTTCGATGTGCTTGTTCTGCATTGGTTTGGATTGGTTTGGATTGGTTTGGATTGAACTGACGGTCAGCGGAGAATACGATAGAGCATCATAATCTGTCCGGCACCAAGAATATAAGCAACCAGAACCAGAATACCTGTCATCATAAATCGTTTCGTTTGAACTGAAAGAATTGTAGGGCATGGTGGGGACCCTTGCGAGTCCCCTTGTGACAGTTCAGCGACCGTCAGTGTAGTCTCCGATGATGATGCCTGTCGCGTTGTCCCGAACCTGAGCGTACCCATACTCCTCGGAGAGGTCCAGGCAGAGGTCCCATGCACGGTCGGCATCGGTGGTGGTGTTCTCCCAAGGAGCGGAAGGGCAGATCACGTCGTAGCGGGTCATGAGCGGTTGTTTGAACTGAAGTTATTGTAGGGCACCCTGGCGGGGTCTGAGAGGGTCGGTGTGCCAGAATGCCGACTGGCACACCCCGCTTAAATCTAATTCAGACGCATACCTGAGAAGAAAGGAATAGGCGAACCTTGAAAGTTAACGAACCACTGAAAGTTCTTTTGAAAGATACTCTCACCACAACCATGCTCGGAGAGAATAGCATTCAGGCGGGACTTTGTGGTTTTGGATTGATACCCACCATCAAACAATTCGATCCAGGTTTCACCAATTCGGGCGATCAGATTGTCATGCAGGAAGACATCCACAACATTCGAACATGCAACAACTTCAGTATTATCAAGTTTCCAATCCTTGCCAGCAGTGATAGCGGCATTCATGAGGCGTTCGATCTTGCGGGTCATGAGCGGTTGTTTGAACTGAAAGTATTGTAGGGCTTGATGGGGACCCTTGCGAGTCCCCTTGTGCCAGTGCCTCAGGCGGCACAAGCATCAGTGAGAGTGAGGAAAGTTTCCCACAAATTATATTCATCCAGAAACTCATCAAAGTTGATTACTTTTGTGTTTGGAACATTCATCCACTTTGAGAATGCATTAGAGCGGAAACATTCATCGTGTTTCCAACCTGGACCTGCCAAAACTATCAGGGCATTTGTATAACCATAGGTCTCACATGCATGTTGTAAACAGATCTGCTCGTAAGGAATCTTTTCTTCAGCGGTGCCACTAACGTCCTGATACTTTAGGGAAACTATAGTTTGAACCGTTCCAACTCTCACAATCAAATCTACATTGTGAGAAGTTTCAGTTGGTCGCAGTCCGATGTTAATTTGCTCTTCCACATCATAACCAGCAGCAGACAAAAGTTCTTCACAAAAGTATTCAAAATCTTTGCCGGTTTTGTCAGTGTAACGGGAAGCGTGGGTGCCCATGGTGGTGTTGAGTGAACTGAAAGAATTGTAGGGTATGGTGGGGACCCTTACGAGTCCCCTTGTGACAGTTATCAGGGTGTCACAGACCCATCGCCTCTGCCAGGGTGTTGTAGGCGTTCAGGTAGTAGTCTGCATCGGTGTGCTTGCCAGCCGTACGGCAGTCACAGGCAAGGCAGAGCACAGCGGTTCGGATCGTCGACCACTGTGCCTCAGTCAGGGTCACCGTGCAGAGGTCCAGCGGGAGGACGTTGGTGCGGGTCATGAGCGGTTGTTTGAACTGAGGTTATTGTAGGGCCTGATGGGGACCCTTGCGAGTCCCCTTGTGCCACTTCACAGATCGTCCATTGGCGGCAGGTCACCACACCCATAAACCAGACAATAATTCTCAGCAGCAACTTCCTGAGATTGATTTATAGTTGCCGATGCCTTAGTTTGAATGTTGAATGACATCAGAAAGATGCTGGAGAGAATTAAAACTTGCCGCATGATGTTTTGATGTTTATTTGGAGTGAAGAATTAACGACGGGGAAAACAATAACTTGGATTTACGTTACAGTTAGTTCTGTTCTCATAATTACTCACTGCAGTATCAATTCCATTAAGAATCCAAAAACCTGCTACAATTATAACCATAGCACCACACATTGTAGCGATTGCATCTTGAAATGATTTGTCAGTCATGAGCGGTTGTTTGAACTGAAGTTATTGTAGGGCATGGTGGGGACCCCTAGGAGTCCCCTTGTGACGCTTAATGAATTGTCCATCATAGAGATCACTCTCATAATAGTGCTGATCTCTGTTGGAGTCTGATAAGGAATAACATCCTTCAAAATGTTACCATTGGGTTGAATAATTGCGACCTCAAAAGTATCCTCTCCAATAACACCATAAAGACCAGAATCTTTAGGTCCTGCAACTATACTCACAACCCAACCGTTTGGCATGGTTTGTTGAGCTATTGTTGCACCTTTGATCTTATGATCGCGGAATTTGAAATCGGAGAAGTTCATCGGGGTGTTGAGTGAACTGAAAGAATTATAGAGCATGGTGGGGACTTTTAGAAGTCCCCTTGTGCAACTTAGCCGACTGTCCTCAGAACTCTACTTCTTCAAGCGTAGGTTCGGGACTTTCATTTACACTTTCATCATTCACAAGACTATCAAGAATACGAAGAAGATCGTTGCCAGTGTTACCTTGACGAAGAAGATTCAGAGCAATTTGACGGGACATAATTCAGAAAAAAGAATAAAGAACGAAGAGTGAGAGAAGTATATTTATTGACCCCTTCTCTCATAGGGTCAAGAATAATTCAGTTACAATCTTGAGTTACATTACACATTTGAACTGCAAGGCGATCTGCATTCGCTTTTGTAATTTGTAGACCTGCTGAGAGAACATTACCACCAATCCAGAATACAAGAAAGAAAGCACCAAGAGGAACAATGATTTTAGACATTTTGGAAAAGTGAGAAGGTTTTAGGTGAAGAACTTAACTAGAAGTCAAACACGTCGCCGTTAATCTCAGCACGGTTAATCTTAGGGTCATTCCACTTTACACCGTCTGGAGTTTCCTTAGAACCACACTCCCAAAGGATTTCCAGCAGATCTTCATAACAGCAGACATCATTATCACGAATAAGATTATAGAGACCTTCAGCATTCTCAATCCACAGAACAACATTCCAGGTCTCATAATTGGTCCAACCATTATAGGTGCGGTTGGTCAAATCGGTTTGGTAGGTGGTGACGGTCATGGTTGGGGTTCGTTTGAACTGAAGTTATTGTAGGGCACCCTGGCGGGGTCTGGAGGGTGCCCTGTGCCACTTGTCAGGGTGTCACAGTGTATTGAACTTGAGAACCGCCACAGATTGCCAGAGCAAATGTAGAACGGGTCGGTGAAAGTGAGATGAGAAAGATGCAGAAAACAGAGAAAAGTGCTTGTCTCAAAGTGAAAAAGAAGTTCCTCACCCACACATAATCCCGAACAATTCGGGGGAGTGCCAGAGGTAGTGTGACGCTTTTCCCTCTGGCACATGAGTTAGTTATTTGCGATAAGGGCTATTCCAGTATGAACGAAAGATCCAATACATCAGAACTGGAGTAACGAACAACGCAATCGCACCCACAAAAGTAGTGGAATTGCCAGCAAAATCATAAGTATTCATAGTTCCAAGATGATTATAAAAGTGACGGTGAAGAATAATACTACCGAATGTCATTTTGAACGAATGTAAGATTTGTTGATGATAGTTTGCCATTCATTTGATGCTGAGAGGCGAGGATTTAATTTAACCCATCGCCCCTGAAACTTTACAAGGATTTTCATCAGAAATCGTAATCAGCGGCAATGTAACCATCAAAATCAAAATCTTCACGAAGTTCTGGAATATCAAGGTCAAAGATCTCACCTGGCATATCTTGAATTTCAGCCCAGAGTTCATCAAACATTGGAGAGATTTCAGTGGAACGAATGTAATGTAGCAGGGATCTTATGAGAACACAAGACCCTTTGTGACAGTTCTCAGGGTGTCACAGCATCCCGATAGATTGACATACCCTTACGCATACGAATGTAGTCATCAATCATCTCACCAACCTGTTCGTAAATGTAGGAAGAACCTCCTACATCACAGAGCACATCTTCAGTGAGAACTTTAGAGAAATGCACTTCTTTGTCATTACTATCAAACTCAAAAACATCCTCTCCAGTGAATACAAACGCAGCACAAGCAGCGTTCTCACCTTGACTCTCAATCATTTGGTTGATGCTATCACGAAGTTCGGAGAGAGTTCGGAACATTTGGTTTTTTCAGTGGAACGAATGTAATGTAGCAGGGATCTTATGAGAACACAAGACCCTTTGTGACAGTTTGAGAATTGTCCTCTAGAGGAACGACACTACAAACAACCTCAGCTGGAGAACATAGTCTACGTGCTCGATCAGTTGCTTGTGAAATATCACTCGCAAAGATGACAAAGTTCTCATAATCTTGAAGATAACGATGAAAGATAGAAACTTGATAGAACATAATTTACTTCAATGATGCGATGATTGGTTCAAGTTCTTCTATGATTTGACGAAGTGCAGATCTACTGTATCCACACGCATAAGGATAACCAAGTGTAGGATTGTCAGGTGCTTCTTTTGAAACTTGAATCGCTTGCTTTGCTGTAACGATTACCCTATCAAGTTTGTTTTTGATTGCTGTGTTATTCATGAAAGAACGATACGATAATCAATAGATTTAACACACCAACCTGTAGCAGCAGTGATTTCTTCTACAAGGTCATCTTCATCATCTGCATCCCAAATCATACCTACAGTGTCGTAGAGAACGTTATCATAATGATGTTCAGTGAACTCACCATCAACATCACTATCAAAATCAAACTCAATTTCAGTAACTTGAAACTTCATTGGATTGTTTCAGGAACGAATGTAATGTAGCAGGGCACAAGTGAAACCACAAGTGCCCTTGTGACAGTTCTCAGACCGTCCTCAGTTGATTATAAACTTTGAGAACATCTTGATAGAGGTTCTGATACTCAGGCACGAACACATTCTTCACCCAAGCATAGAAGGTTTTAGCAAGTTCAATTACACGAAGCACGAAAAGTTGCAGACGCTCAGTGCAATCATACTTCACCCAATTATCACGAATGACTGTAGCAACAGCAGCAACAAAAGCACAAGCAACTACAACAGCATCCATGAATTGATTGTAATGTTTGCGATAATCAATCTCACGAAGTTGGTTGAGAAGATCATCAGCAGGAGGAAAAGACTTGGTGAGTTCCATTATGTGAAAAGGGGAAAAAACTTGTGGGAGAGTTCATCTCTCAACCACGAATGCAGTATGCCACGAACTCAGACCTCACACAAGAGGGTTTGTGCCAGTTTGGGAATTGTCACACTTTTTGAAGCCCAGATATAACTTTATCTAAAATTGAATTAACTTTGTCTATATCTTTTTCAAAAGCTATGGATTCTAATAATAAAATTATAATTTTAATTTTATCAAATATTAAAATAGGAACTCTTAAATGTTTTGTTTCACCTAACATGTGATATTTTTTTATAAATCCTTGATGCCCTTTTCTTGAATTACCCATAATACGTTAACTTATATGCGTTAACTTATATATGTTACCACATAATAATATGCGTTAACGTATAATATTATACGTTACCTTATATGCGTTAACATATAAAAAAGGGAAGGGCACCACCCCTTCCCTCGTAACCCTAATCCACCCAACTATGTGTAACAAATATATCCACTCTACGAGATGTGTAACTTTTGCTTACGAGACGTGGCAAACACATTCCACGATGTATGTATCTAGATCGAGATAATGTATGTGATCTCGTCGAGATGATGTAATACTAGATGATATATGTGTTCTCGTCGAGATTGTTTTCAGAAGTTAGAACTGAAAACGTAACCATTCACGAAATCAAAATCATAACGAAGGCAACTGTTCCAGGTTGCTTCCCAATCCACTACCAGATAAGCAGGAATATCACCATAAACTTCTTCAGTGAATTCTTCAGCAAAGTCTGCTGCAGAGTTATAAGAACCCCTATAAGCATCCCTCACATACTCCACATAAGAAACATCACCGTGATACTCAATGAACTCATCCACTACATCATAACCAATATCTTCACCTGCACTGACATATTCTTCATAATAACGAACAAAGTCCTGTTCGTTGTGCTCATCAATGAACGTAAGAATATCATCCAGAGCATAATTCTCTTCGATCAGTTTATCAATCTTCTCTACAGTATCAACAGAGAAGACTTCTTTGTAGTTGACGGAAAGAGTGACGGACATTGGAGGAACTCCTTTAGAACAATGTAAGAATAACAGGGTTTTAGGTGAAAGTCAAGGTGCTTGTGACACTTTCTCAACTGTCCTTGATTGTCTATAAGAATTGTTATGAAACTCACACATAATTATTATAGGGTATTGACAGAGTATTCAATCATAAGTAGAATAGGTTTGTTACTTTGGAAGATAAGGATTAGCTAAGCTTTAAGAATACTCTAAGACCCTTAGGGACCCTTCTGAAGCACAAAAGAGTATCTAACCACCTAAAGAAGATTAGAAGACCCTTAGAGAGGCATATAGACACCTCTCAGCAATAAGAACGAAATGATATACGGTCCATGATACACATTGCTAAATCATATTTTAAATCTTCATCAATTTTACCTAAGGTTTCTTCAATGAATTCTGGAAGAATTTCTTGCATAAAATTCACATAACGTTCATCCTGAAAGATATAATTCACTGCTTCTTCAGTAAGTGCATTAGAGAGTTTTTGAATTGTAGTGTTTGAAAGACCCATTAGAGAAACTCCATGATGTAATAATCAAGTGTAACTTCAAGTTCTTCTGCTTCTTTTTCCCATTGTTGCCATTGTTCTGGAGAAACAATACAATCCAGTAACATTAAGAATTCATTCATGCGAGTAGTCCCAATTCAGCAACACGAAGTTCACCTGGACGCTCACTTAAACGATCAGAGATACGATGAAATTGATTTACCATATTCATGTAATAAGCAGCAAGATGTGCATTACCTGAAGTGTATGCTTTATCTTCTTGAATTTCAAGTGCAGTGATAATATCCATAATTTCACCAGAAGTGAATTTAATGGCAGTCATGAGGTGTTTCAGGTGAACGAATGTAATGTAACAGGGATCTCATGGAAACACAAGACCCCTTGTGCCAGTTCTTAGGGTGTCACATCAGCGAGTTGGTTAAGAATGTGACGAGCAAACTTCATGAAATCATATGAAGTCACGCCATGCGGATCATAACCATCAAGCATATCAGTTTGATTGTAAGTGTTGACAATCAACAAACAAGCATCATACAATGCTGCTTGATGTTCTTCTACTGAACTGAATTGAATTGCGTTGTGAGTAGGAAGAGTCATGAGTAAAAGGGAGAAACTTCAACGGAACGAATGAGATTTGTTCTGTCTTGTGCTAAGTAATCATCAGCAATCTTACCACAAGAAGAATAAGACTTTACAATTCTTTCTTCATATAGGTTCTCATTCTCATCAGGAACCCAATATTCAATGAGAAGTCGGTAGGTTTTCATCAATGTCTCAGGAACGAATGTAGTATTGCAGGGATTGGGGGGCATTGCAACCCCCCTTGTGCCACTTAGCAAATTGTCAGTTGTGGTGCCCTTTCTACCTTAAAGTTTCCAAGGGGACCATAAACAATTGACATATTCTCAGTGCCAAATTCTTTTATTACTTTCCAGGTTTCATGATCCACTTGAATTAATACAGCACCATCCATTTCAGGATCTTCAAGGTGGGCATTATAAAAACCTTGAGCATATCCTACACTGGAGCAGAAGGCAGGGTAGTTAAAGAAACCGTGCTCATTCTGACCGAAACCGATTACCCGATAGGTGGTTGCCATTGGTGGATGTCTCAGGAACGAATGTAGTATTGCAGGGATTGGGGGGGAAATCAAGTGGGGTTGTGCCAGTTCTCAGATTGGCACAGGAGTCAGGTGGAGTTTCTTTGGGTTTATTAGAATTAGAACGTTCTCTTTGAATACTAAAGATAGCAAATACTCCAGTTATAACTAGAATTGTTAAGATTGTTTTCTTCATAGAAGTATTATAAGGGCAATAGAATTCAAATGGGTCTTATAATGTGCCACATAAAAAACTGGACCATATCAGGTTGACAGGTCCAGTTTCCGTGTTTAGAATGCATAATATGTTATGTGTTACGCATAATGTCGATATGAGAGTTCTTGATAATTACATGTATCTCGTGCGTAATCTTCATCTAGATCTTCTGTGTCTAGATCATGTGCATAGTCATATGAGAGTGTGTAGTCTAGATCGTAATCATCGTACATAAGCTAGTTTAGACCTCCATGATCGTGGTACTATAATAGCATGATCTAGTAGTGATGTCAACTAGATTGTTTATGTCTGGTTGTATATATGTGTCTCGTCGAGATTGTTATGATATGATGACATAATCTCGTCGAGATGTATATGAGAATGTGTAGGTCTCGTCGAGATGTATATGAGAATGTGTAGGTCTCGTCGAGATTTTGTGTGGTACTCATGTAGTATAGTCGAGATTTATAAGCGTGTCAAGTCTCGTCGAGATTTTATGTGGGTCTCGGCACATTATGGCGGCGGTGCTTGACATTATTGAGTTCTTATGGTATCATGCGGGTAAAGGTCACAAGAACCGAGAGTATTCTATAAGCATTCAGAAGTATTCTATAAGCATTTAGAGGTATTCTATAAGATTTCATAAGGTTCTTAAAGTATTCTATAAGTATTCATAAGGTTCTTAAAGTATTCAGAAGTATTCTATAAGATTACATAATATTCTTTAAGTATTATAACATTTGTCTGCATTCTCTAACATAAATCAAACATTGTTTCTACTACATAAATTATGGTAGAAACTTTCACATGGAAACACCCCGCTCCAGAAGGATTTCAGAGATAGAAGGACTTGAAAATTTCCTGGATTACTCAGTAGATGTTAATGGAAATGTTTATAGTCTCAAATTCAATAAAAGAAAAAGACTAAAACCAGGATGGGCAAAAAAAAGAGACGGATACCTATTTGTCCGTCTCAGTGATATAAGAGGAAATAAGAAGAATTTTCTGGTTCATAGATTAGTAGCAATGGCATTCATTCAAACAGATGACAATGACTTTTCAATGAGAATTAATCATAAGAACAAAGATATAAGAGACAACCGAATTGAAAACCTTGAATGGATGAAACCAAAGATTAGATTCATTGAAGAAGACTATAAAGCAAGTACCTTAATTCTGGAGAAAGTAAAAGAGGTTCATATAGCATCTATTCGTAAAGGTCTTCCAATTTCAAAGGAAGATACCTTTATCAATACAATCATTGGCAATGCATTAGACTCTTATATCAAACAATATGGTTTAAGAAAGGTTATGAACTTGTCTGACCGCTCTTAGATATTGTGGATTATATCCTTGTGAAAGATAATAAGATAAAAGTTCATCACATTTTTCCTTTGTAAGAGAATGTGCTGCTTCTTCAATTAAATCCCATCCTGTTGAGTATTCATATTCAATTTTATAAAGTTGTTGATTACTCATGTTACAAATGCCTCAATAAGACCTGATTGATATTCTTGACTTAATTCAAACTTTTGAGAATGAATAACTCGTTCCATAATTTTATCAGCATAACGACTATCAAACTGTTCTTCTTGTGATAAAATTTGAAATGCTTCGTTATCAGATTCTGCGATTAAATTTACAAGTCCACCATATTCTGAAGAAGGAAAGGGAACCCAATAATCAACAATATAAAGATACTTCATTTTTCAGATTAAACTACGTTTTGATTTTAGATGAATGTGAGAGATTTGTCAATTGTCTTTGAAGTTCAAATTGAATAGAAATTAAGTGATGTGTAAAAAACTGTTCGTATTCATTGTCTTGAATCAAACTTAAGATATTTTCAACTTGCATTAGGGCAAGAAGTAATTTAGTTTCAGCAGGCAAATGATAATCCTCCTATAGATGCTCCAAGTGCTGTAGCCCATCCTTTACTTGGTGGTGCAGAAACAGCATTGCCAATTGCACCACCAAGAATAGCACCAAATAAAGTGCGAGATGGATTACAATTGGGATTTGTAACTCTTCCATAATATCTTCCGCTATAACCGCTATAATTACATGGAACATTATAAGATTGAGTTTGAACGTTTCCTGGATAATAATTTCCGTAACCATCATATCCACCAGGAACATAGACTTCTCGGTATTGAGTACAAACTCCAAAAGTATTCACTTGTTGTGACATTACAGGAGTAGGAAGAAATAAAAGAGAACAGATGAGTAGAAGTTTTTTCATTTAAGTTGAATTGAATTGAGTTGAAAAAAATTACCACTCTAAATGATTTTTAATCGTCGTAGACTCTACACTCTAATGCATCAGGATGACTATCACAATAAAGTTCAAGAGGTGATGGGTCATGAGTATCATCAGGATGATTTTCCTGATAAGTCTCTAAAGCAGAAAGTTCATCTGCAGTATGTCTACGCATCTGAGGTGAAATTGTGGGATTGTCAAGAATTTCTTTGTCTTTTTGAATATGTGAATGAATATCGGACATTGAATTATAAGAGTTTGTAACGTTATTTATTTCTACATCACCTTTTCCTTCCAGAGTTCTTACAAATAATTCTGTAAAAAACTCCATCTTTTCTGGTGATACAGAAGCAGGGTTGTAATGAATAGCATCATTCAGTGCGACCATTTCAATCCATTCTTCTTCTGAAATGTTTGTCATTCTTTTTGTAAAGAAGGTCATGAGACAAGAGAGTAATAATAATATTTAGAAGAAATGTGTTGAAATGCTGATAAATTAGAACAGACCGCCGAAGAATGAATTGCTTCCTCCTTCTTTTTTCATCATGTCTTCAATTTTATCTGCCATCTCTTCAACTTTCATGATATAATCAATTGCGGTCATAATCTCAGAGATTTGCTTATTGACAATTGGTTTTTCATTTCGTGCTGCATGTGACAATGCGTTTCTTAGGCATCCTTGTGCTTCTTCTAAGGATTGACTGACTTTTGGTGAGAGCATAATTTTAAGAAAGTGCTTGAGATTATTTAAGAAATTTGAACTATTCGGTTTTTACTGTATGTTTAGAAAGAACATTCATAAGTTCTTTCATTTTTTCTGGTCCAAGAACAATTTCTTCAAAGTTACCATAGTTAGATCTTTTTCCAAAGATATATGAAATGGCACAACGAACTCTTTGCCAGAATGGTAATGGTGCAAGATGAATAGAAATAAAACAATATTCCTCATCATCAGAAATGATTAAAATATGTTCGTGAGAACTACATTCACAAACAAATAAATCACTTGGCATGTTTTTTGAGTACATAAGAACAACCGTCTTCTGAAGGGGACCATTCGAGTGTATCACCTTCTTGAAGGTTTGCAGCACTCAATAGATCATCTGGAAATGTAACGTAATATTCACCTGATGGACCATCTACTTCAATTGGAATAATCCATTTTTGATTTGAATGTTCCTTTTCTGCAGCATCACACATTGCATTCAATTCTTCATCAGTGTATTGTGCTGAATACTTACGATCCTGAATAGTTTGTTCTTTATTCCAGAAATCATTCCATTTTTGATTGATTTCTTCATGAGATTTCACAACAGTTTCCTGCCATGCTACCTTAAACTTCTTATCAAACTCATCAAGATAATAACCAAGAAATTCATGGGCGGCAGACATTAGAGTTTCTGCCTTATCATATTGATGTTCTTGAATACGGTCAATTGCAGTATCAATAATCTCACGGGCAGAAACAATCTTGCACGTAACCATCTCAAGATCATTCATACTGCTCCATTGCTTAGTTGTCATGAGTTTTGAGTTCCTCTTGAATTGCTTCTTGTATCATAGCAGAAATTTCCTCAGATGTCTTTCCGTTAAGGACACTCCATCTACTGTCACAAGGATCCCATTCTATTGTGAACGTGCCGTCTTCATTTTGTATAACCTGAAGGCTATCATTTGTTTGATTAATTTTAGACATAAAATAAGTATTAATTAGAGAAAATTTGAATTAGTTTAATTGCTTCTATAATCGCAAAGAAACTACGAATTGTCATCATATCCCACATTTTTACCTTATAAAAGTAAGGAAAGGATAATAGATTTCCAAATAATCTGAAGTATATACCCAGCTCAACACTATTGAATAAAATTACGGCATATCCAATAATAAAGAATGTGTTTCCAATAATTCTAAACCAACTGAGAATTATATACTTTGGATGAATAAATCTATCCATTATTCATCTCTGGGTTTTGATTTATTGCATTCATTACAGTAATAAGAAAATCCGTGTTGAAAGTATTTTACCACTTGATAATGCTTCACGTCAAGTGGAAATTCTTGACTGCATTTACTGCACTTCCTTTTTGTGTTGTTTTCGAACTCTTTTGAGTTCTTTGAGTTCCATTTTAATATTTTTATAAGCAGTTTCTTCACTTATTTTCCCTCCAATTTCCATAGCACAAATTACATCTACTCTGGTTCCAAAATGTGCTAATGCTTTTTCTAACTCATTTAAATCTTCATACATTGAATTTTTTTCCTAAATCGTCAGCAACAATATCTATACGACGATCTACCGCTTCAATCGAATTTGAAAGTTCATAAAGACAGTTTGATGTTTCAATATTTTCTTCTTCTAATCTTTTTATATCTAAAAGCATTCCATTCATCTTTTCTTCCAGAACATTCAATTTCTCTAAAAGTTCTGCTAATACACTTGTATCCTTGTCTTCCATGTAATATCCTTTCATAAAAGGAAATAATTCAGATAGTCTTGAAATCATTTGATAACTCCAGTTTGTTTAAGATAAGCATGATAACGCATAAAAGATTGTAGTCGCACAGGAACACCTAAACTACGACAACATTCCTGATATGAAAGAAATTCATACCAGGGAGTGGTTGGATCAAGCGTTGGTAATCCATTCTGGTTTTCTTTCTGGTATTCTAACATAATTGTCTTTTACCCAACTCTTAGTATTTACATATTTACGATAGGCAGTTATGTCATCAATTGTCTCATCGTATTTAATCTCATCAGGCATTGCTCTCGCAAATTTATCCACCATACAATGAATGGTGATAGGTTGTTTGATTTTCTGATGAAAGATTTTCTTTGCTTCAAAGAGAGGTTTGGCACAGGCATGAACTTTATCATACCTTTGATAGTATTCAGTACATAAATGAATTCCATGTGCGATTAACCATGCTAAATTATATTCATTCTTTTCCGCCCAAACAGTACATGGATGATTGCGAAATGCTCCTTTCTGAGTTGCATAAGGTTCTCCATCTGCCCTATAAATTTGCCCCCAATTATGATACCACTTAGAGTAAATAATGGAGACCATTTGACAGGTCTCTAAAGGCATCTTCACTACATGTTTATCGGGAAGTTGTCTTGCTGCGGCAAGTGGATTTCTATCAACGGCAAAGATATTCATAGCAATTCAAGTTCATTTGCGATATTGAGAATGTCTTCTGATTTTACCATATAAGTTCCATCCACCCATTCCTCATTATTACTCACAAGAACACGGAGAACATTAGCAATAGCATTATTATTGAGTTTTTGAACTGTAAAATCTACTCGTTTATCTGCGAAAGTAAAATAAAAAGCATTTACAATTTCTTGTGCTACTTCTTTTTTGTTAGTCATTTTCTTTCATCACAGGATACTCAAATTCTACACCAATCTGTTCTAAAAGTGTGCGGGCAAACATAATCTCACCATAATCAGAACCATCTTCAAAAATATCCCAACTGTGTGGTGGATAATTATAATGTGGATTTAGATTATAACAAGTTGGTTGTTCTGCGTATTTTTTGAGAACTTCAAGAAGAAGTTTGAGTTTTTCGGTGTCAGTCATAATGCCTCCAGTTCAGTAGCAATATCTAAAATTGCCTCACGAATACTTTCATTTCTTGTTTCAAGTGCTTCATCCCACTCTCTATGCCCCGAAAAACAGGCATAATTTTCGGGGGCAACATTATCAGCAAGAACACGAAGAGCAGCAGCAAAACCCTCTCTAATTGTTCCTCCGTGAGAAAATACTTCATCAGCAGCATCTACGATTGCTTGTGCTTGGGGAGAGAGGTTAGTCATAACGATAATTTTTAAATTGAGGGATTTCTCCGCAAACTTTGTTTACAAAATCACTACCTTTTGATTGAGTAGTAGCAACTCTACATTCCATATTCTTTGCGTATGCTTGTTGGTATATAATTCGTTCTTGTGCTTCTCCCAAGAAGATAAGAGTAATATACAGAGCAATCAGGAGAAAAAATCCAAGAGCAAAAGAAAGTTTCAGTTCAATTTTAGGCATTTTCTTTCATCACAGGATACTCAAATTCTACACCAATCTGTTCTAAAAGTGTGCGGGCAAAGAGGATTTCACCAAATTCAGCACCATCATCAAAAGCAGTATCATAACTACCATCATAACTTGGACTGTAATCGTCTCCATATACATTATAGCAGTGCTTCCTTTCTGCGTATAATTTGAGAACTTTGAGAAGAAGTTTGAGTTTTTGTTCGTCAGTCATCATCAATCTCCAAGAACACCAGACCTTACACTTTCTACACCATCAATATATCCCCTATCATACTCATCACCTGCTCCAATATCATAACCAACACCATATGCTTTATCATAAAGTTCTCGGGCAAACTTCACAAAGGCATCAAAGTTTCCAGAATACTCCCAACCATCATTCTCATCCCAATCTTCCTCAAAGTGTTCTTTTACAAGTTCAAGGATTTGTTCGTCAGTCATAATCAAGCATCCTCCAAACGAATGTAATTTTCAAGTTGTCGTCCCATCATATCGTGAAAATACGATAATCCCCTATCAAAAACAAGAGTATCATAATCTTCTTGTGTGGGTTCGTCTTCCATTTCCATATCCTTCCAAACTTCCAAGAAATCTTCAACGGACATATGATATTCCAGAGGAATGTATGCGACTTTGGGAGTGATTGAGTTAGTCATCAGTAAGTCCAAGGAAGAGTTTTCAGTTCATCATCAGTAAATTGAACCCCATCATCAAGTCGTGCTTCGTTCTTATACAAATACCACTGCTTGAAGTTGGTAACATATCCTCGCAAATCACCATCCTCATCTACAAAATACACAAGAACATCACAATACTTATTTCTATCCCAAGTGAGAATGGTGCATTTACGGATGGGTGCTTTTTCAAATTCAATATCACCAAGTCCCTCAATAGGATAATCAGTGTAGGCATCAAGCATTTGGAGTTCCTTTGTGTATGAGAGTATTATAAGGCAAAACCACCTCCTTGTGGGAAGTGGTGTGCCAGTTCTTCAAGTGTCCCTCTTCTTCCATTTGAGGGGTGGTGGTGTTGTTGGTTTGTTTCGGTTCTCATATAATACTCCACCCAACCAAAAAACACCAGGAGCAACTTCTATTTCTTTTGAGAATAAGAATTTGAGTAGAGTTTTAATCATTTCAATCATTATTCAGTCCATTCACGAAGGTCTACAATTTTATACCAATCACAACTCCATTCCCATCCATTTACGGTATATCCTTTGGGTTTTTTGGGTTCTACTTGTGCCCTTGCTTCTTCATAGGTAGAGAAACACCCAATCCAATCACCAGTATCCCTAGAAGGGTAAAAATTTTCTCCAGCAATCAGCAAATAAGGTTTATTCATTTCCGTGCCTCCAAGCAAATAGAACAAAGACAATCATCAGTTTTAGGAACTCTATACATTATGTGATTACCAGAACAACAATCCCTATCACCACATTTCATACAATTATCACAAACCCACTCTTTTTGGTTGCGACACTTGACAAAATCTTCAAGAGTGTATTGTTGGAGAATAGAGGTCATTTCAGTTCCTCAAAACTTGTCTTCAATATCTTGTTGTGTTGCTACTTCCACATTAGGATAACTCACATCCTCATAATCACCAAAATCAAAATCCATAATCAGTTTTGAGGCAACATTATCACACAGATAATCAGCAAAAATGTTAGGGTCAAGTTCCCCCTCATCTGTAAGCATATCATCATTCTTATGCTTTTCGGGGTCAAACCTCACATAAAAAGTTACTTTATAACCTTTTAGATTTTTTAGATTATCTTTGTGTTTTTCTTGTTCCTTATGTTTCTGGATTTGAAGTTGAAGTTCGTTGATTTGGTCTTCAGTCAGTTGAGAGAGGTCAATCATTTCAGTTCCATTTGGTTGCTTACGAGAGTATTATAAGGCAAAACCACCTCCTTGTGGGAAGTGGTGTGCCAGTTCTTCAAGTGTCCTTAAATTTCAATCTCCAAATTAGGATTGAAGTTTAAATTTAATCCCTGATTATTATAACCATTATAATAACCTCTTGGATTACAAATTACTCTACAATCCCCAATCAGGTAGTCAAAACTTTCGTGAGTATGACCGTGACTCCAGTATTTAATTTGAGGATTACTCAAAATCAAATCATCAAGGTCACTTACATAAGCACCATTAGCAATACCAGAATTTTTATATTTTGGATGAATTGATTGATAAGATGGTGCATGATGTGTCATTACCCAAACATTCTCATTCTTAAACTCTTCCAACTTTTCAATCAAAAACTGCTTGGACTTCTTATGAAACTTGAGAGTATCATCAGGGTTCATCTTACGATAATTTGAACCAATACGAATGATTTTATAATCATTCATACATTGAGATGCCTCCATCATTTCCAATGGGTTCTCATTACGAAAATCAGTCCAAAGAGTACAACCTAAAAAAATCGTATTATGAATTTTTACATAATCATTCTCAAGGTAATGGATTTGCTTTGGAAAATGTTTTTTTAGGGCATCAAAAGTTCCTTCATAATTGTATCCATATGCCTCATGGTTTCCATTAATATACAGAACTTCATTAAAGTTTTCTACGCATTTTAGTAGAAAATTCTTATAAACTTTATGAAGTTTTCCATTGGTTTTGAAATGACGAGCACATAGAATATCTCCACCCAATATTAATGTGTCCCCCTCACCAATATTGGGAACTCCATTACCATCTTCACACATCTCCAAATGAAGATCGGATACAACTGTAACTCTCATTTAATTAAGACTGTTGTTTTTCAATGAAATTGTCAAGAGCATCAAGGTCACATTTAAATTCCTGTTCTTGGTTTTTATCGTGATAAAAACTCCATAGGGAATTATGAACGTCCATAAGGTTATTCACCCAAAATCCAGCAGGATAAATGCCAAGAGCATCCATAAGACCACGATGACTACAACCTTCATTTTCTGCTTTACACATAATATAGCAGATTGCCTCTACCATATCAAGTTTATCTTCTTCAGAAAGCATAAAATACTTTCCTACAGCACGTTGTTGTGATTTTTTATTTTCTTCTTGTAATTTCTTAAAAGTATCAGAATCCCACCACTCTTGTAGTGCTTTTCCAAATTCGTTTGGTTCAGTCATTTTCCTCTTTAATAATCAGTGTGTAGTTTTTTTTCTTAAATTTACAGCGGTCAATATATTTCTTTGCGTGTTCCTCACATTGAAAATAACAAGTTTTAGTATCTTTTAAATCTTTTCCATCTTTATGAATTACTTTGACTGGAAACCCAGAATGAGGAAATTCATTTTCGTCTGTTTTCTTTTTCATTATCAATCCAATGTGTGTTGTTCTTGTTCTACTTTTTCAAGATAGTGATAAATTGTTTCATTGCTATATGAAAACTCTTCAAACCGATTTGCATTTTTATCTTTTAGAGAGTTTAACATATTAATCCAATCATAATATGAATTGATGACTGAACCATAATGTATATCATTCATAGTATTATACCTCATTATTTTTTGTAAAGATACCCAGATGCCCAATCTGCGTTCTCAAGCAACCATTCCCTATCTTTAATCAGAAGAAGATTATAACGCTCTCCTTTTGCTGGTGACTTCCAAGAAGCAGACTTCAACACAGAACCACTCTTACGGTCAATGAAGCAATGAACCGAACGGGAACCACGAGCATCCATAATAACCTTGAAATACTTACGACCACTCTCAATGATGAAGTCATAACCCTCCGGAGCATCGTCACGAAGGGCGTCACACAGCATTAGAGCATACTTGCGGACATTCAGTTCAATAGTGTTCCGAGCGTCCTGCTGGGCAACGTAGTCGGCAAAGGTGGTCGTCATTGGTTTTGTTGTGTATGAGATTAGTATAGGGCAGAAATCAGAGCATTGGTCTGGGGCTGTGCCACTTTCTTAACTGTCTTAACAGTTTTGATTTTTGTTACACTTACACAATCAGCACCCTTTGGTGGTGGCATCGCAGAATATGATGTTACATAATTAGCAGGTTTTCCTGGTTTCTTAGAATTAATTGGGGAATAAATTGTCATATCTTTTTTACGAACAAAACCCCAGATGGTTTTAACTTCTTTTGTTTTGTAATTAAAAGAACCATTGTATTTCAACCATACAGCATGATATTGGTTATCCCAATCACGCTGTATGACATATGAATAACCTTCAGGTGCTTTTGGAAGAAAGATTGAACTCATTTGATTTCAGAGTATTTGATTTTTTCAAATTCATCTTCATCAGGAATATTGTAAATCAATTGATAATAGTCCTCATAATCAACACCCAAATAGGATGCAAAATCTTCGTGATCATCGTGGAATTTACAAGTGTCAATCATTGTTCCTCCTGTATTTGAAAGTAATCATAGCATGAAAAAGGCACAATGAGAACCTTCACTGTGCCAGTTTTTGAATTGTCATTTTACGATTTTCCAGTTTGGATCATTGATTTTATCTACCCAAAAGAAATATTGTTTATTTAGAGAGGCAAGAAACATTTTTTGATTGGTTTCTTGTTCTACATGACATCCATGAAACTTATCCATCAAATTATGAAACCTATTTTTTGCTTTAGAAGAAATCGGTTCAACATTTACCATTTGACGTTTCATCAATTTACCTCAACAAGGGAGCAGAAGGAATTTCAACAACTTTGGGAAGTTTGGACTTATCAAATTGATGAGTATCATAACATACCCATTCTCCATTACGAAATACATAAGCATACTCTTCTACATTATCGGGATGTAGATATTCTGCCAAATCAGCATCATGACGAGGAGGGAACTGATCGCCACGCTGAGAGTAGTATTGAGGACCGTATTCTTTTACTTTATTGGAATAGGAACCACCAAATTCATTAGGACGATTAACCCAACGTTCATCACTCCAGCAAGAACTCATATCACCACCATCAATCAGTTCGGCGGCAAGTTCTTTGCTATTGTAATGTGTTTTTAGAATACGACCCAACCATTCTGGATATCCATCCCAATGATGATAAGAGGAAAGTATAGACCCATCAGAGAGTTCAATTCCAATTCTACTTCTGGTTGCCATGTGTTTGATTGATTACCTTTGTATTATAAGGCATTCATGAGGGGATTGGGGGGGTCTTGTGCCAGTTTAACATGTGGCATAAGGCACATATAGGGTTCCATATTTTTTAAAATGTTTATTAAACAAATCTAATCTGTTACCAAGATATACAATAGCAGATTGAAATGGTGCTGCATTTCCATCTGGCTTATTTCCAAATTTTAATCTTTTATTAACTGCAATCCATGGATAATTACTTACCGATTTCCACCATTTAGTTGAAACATCAAGTTTAATGAGTAAAATTAATTCTTTAGCATTTCCACATTCATATTGATGCACCGCATATGGAATCCAACACTTACTGTCACTGTAAGGATGATTCATAAACACGGAATTAGCAACCCAATCATGTGCCAATCCGTTTGTTTTTTCTGTATAAACTTTCTCGGCTGGAACATTTTGTTCTTCTTTATCTTCACTATTTGAACAAGGATCTAAATCAACGGGTCCATCAAAAAATTTTATAATATCACCAACAAAATCTACTGGAGTATTCCAACAATCATGACGTGTTCCTGTTGATGCTGTAAGAGCCTTGAGTGCATTTGATGCCATTTTAATTCGTTTGAGTATTTTTAATTATAACACCATTTAAATGTTATTGAGAAATTATTGAACCGTCTATTTCTAATTCCTCCTCATACAATCTAAAGGATTATGAAGTTTTTCTTTTGTATTGCATCCTTTATATGTATTTACAGGTGATGACATAAAAATATCAATCATGGGAGGAATTAAAAAATAAAGGGCACCAATACCAATTCCAGTAAATACACCAATCCAGTAGTGCTTGTTAATTTGATTAATCCAGTAGTGCTTGTTAATTTGATTTATAAATTTGTCTCTATACATTTTACTTTGAAGAACAATCTAGAAAATACTTATATTCAGCAAGCATACTATTTGTCCAACTAACAACATCACAACCTTTATAAGTATCTACCACTTCAAAGTTTGTAGATGGTTTTGGTGGTTCTTGTGATGGTTTCAAACCAAGGATATGAACTGCAAGTGCTATAGAAAATGATCCAAGCATTACACCCAAAAGAAAAATACGACCTTTATCAAGATGTTCCATAAGTTTAAGAAAAATTGTAATGAACTTCAGTATAAAACTCTTTATAGCATTTTGCATTGGAGAATTTCATCATCACAGGAGGAATGTAATAAGCACATTCAGTGAAGAAATCTTCCTTACTGAGGAATCTTAGACCACCATACATTCTCATAAAAGTACAATAACGACCACCTTTGACTTTTCCAGTCACCAGATTTTCACTCAATACTGGATGAGAGCAAGTATCACCACCGTCACCAGAACCAGTAAGATGGTCAAACCAAGATTTCTTATACCACTTACAATCTTTACAGAGTTTGAGGTCAGTCATTTCAAAACCTCATCAACATCAACCGCATCATAATCATCAATGCAAAGTTTAAACCTTACAAAATCAGTAAAGTCCATAGCATCACATTCATAAACACAATGTCCACCATTATTATCACTTTGAGTATAATTGGAGAAGTAATCATCAATTACTACCATAATAGCAAGAGCACGAGATTGGTCGTGTTCTGTGATGGTCTTATGGGGGTGTGCAACAATCTTTGTGATACATTCAAATAGTTCTTCACGAGTGTATGAGAATGCCTTTGCTTCCTCATTTAGTTTGTACGTCATTCACCCATTCCTCATAACGTGTGTTAATCTTACCATCATTGGTAAAAATATTCAAGTGCCCTGTGTTACCATTCTCAAAATAGAATGCCATCCACACATGTTCACCTTCATCCATCACCTCATAATGAAATGATTTGATGTTGTCAAGCAGAAACTCATCTGGGTTATAAAGCTCTTTGTCTGTCATTGGTATCTCCTAAAGATCTTGAATGTGATCAGATCACCTTCATACGCAGAAAGGTATTCTGGTGAAAAATCAGGTTGACCATAATAAAGTGGGTTCATAGGTGGCAAATACTTTTGGTTTGATTCAATTTTACGATCCTGACAGATTGCCCTTCCTGTTTTAAGATCTTCTAGAAGAAATCTTCTAGAAGAAGTTTAAGATTGTGAATTGCTATCCTGTTTTCTTGAGGATAGGATGGTTTTGGTTTTTTTACTTTTTGATTGTAGATTTCGTCGTATTTTTGAAGGAGTGGGTTAGTCATTTCAGTTCCTCAAAAGTAAATTTCATTCCATCATCATCAATCGTGGTGTTGATATAATCCTTATATTCACCAAAATCCTTATAAGAACCAAACTTACTATAAATCATTTTTTCAACAAAATGCTCATACATTCGTTCAGTTTCTTGAAAATCTCCATCACACCACTCCTTAAACATTTCAGGAGTCAACGTGAGTTCGGCAGTGATTTTTACTGGTTTCATTTCAGTTGTCCTCTTGGTTACGGAATACTTTAGCAAACTCTTCTGCTGCCTCAAAGGCAAACTGTGCTGCCATGTTGAATACTTCTTGTCGTTCCTCTTCTGTGATAGTATTCATATCAGTTACGGTCTTCAACCACTCAGTATAAAGAGTTTGACCCAAATCAACAAATCGTTTTTGAGAGAAGTCAGTCATTTCAGTTCCTCTTGAAGAGTTTGTAGATTGCATCAGCAAGTGCGAGTGCTTCTTCATTATTCATACAAATGTGTTGAACTCGTTTATCTCCAGTATCCTTGATAAACTCCCAATAGGAAATGGTGCAACCTTCACATCCCACATCAAGGTGAATGTCTTCTACAGTGTACCAAAAATCTGAATGCTCTTGAATACGAACTTGGTTGGTGATTTCAATGGTCATTTGGAAGAACCTCCCTTGTGTATGTAAGTATTATAGACCAAAAAGGACACCCGAAGGTGCCCCTTGTGACAGTTTGAGAAGTGTCCTTATGATATACGTCTTCTATTATTTTTAGATGTATCTATTCCTCTTCCTTTTTGATATGAAACTATACCACCAGCAGTAGATACATAACCAGTTTCGCAACATTCCCATCGTTGAGAATTTGTTATTTGAATTGTTTTTTTGGCAGTTTTACTCCTTTCTTCAAAAGTAAGTGAATATAAACCAGCACCAAGTTCTTTACTTCTTTTAGCACCTTTCAATCTTGCTTCTTGTTTTTCTTCTTCGGTCATACCAAAAATACCTTTTTTCAATCTTTTACAATCTTCTGCAACTTTTTTAGCACCTTTACTTCTTGCTTTTCTTTTTTCTTCTTCACTCATACCGAACAAACCAATACCAAGTTTTTTTACTTTATTCCCACCTTTCTTCCCATTTTCCTTCAGTTGTTCGGATGTGAGTGAATAAACTCCTACACAAAGTTCTTTTGCTTTTTTACCACCAAAAGAACCATCAGTAAAGTAAAACTTTGTAGAAGTTTGATATGCTTTATTAGCAAAGTGTGGATTTTCTACTACCTTATAATGTTCCTGTAAAATGATTTCGTCGGCATATGCTTCTGCTCTCGTAGAGTAGTCACTTTTGAGTATTATTTTTTGAGTTGGTTTGAATGTTTTATCTCTTGAAGAACCCAGATACTTTGTATCTTCTTCTGGGGGACACTTACATCCTCTACTACCAATATAACCTCTACCCCATTCTTCATAAGAATAATAGGTATAGTAATACCTTGTTTGTTTCATAGTTCTACTCTATAGGTCGCAATACTATTTATACAAGAAAGGTGCCCGAAAGCACCCTTCTACCTATAATGCGACCTACAGGCACTTTTATTTATGAGAAATTATAATGAACCTCTGTGTAAAAATTCTTGAAACACTTAGCATTAGACAGTTTCATCATTACTGGGGGAATGAAATAAGCACACTCAGTATAAAAATCTTCTTTAGATAAGAATTTCAATCCGTTAAGCATCCAAGTTCCAAACTGTTCGTGAAATTCTCTTACTGCACGATATTGTTTGGATGTGATAGGCATATACTTATTTTCTTCACCAAAATCCTCAGCACGGGCATTTGCTTGAGTTAGAAGTATGCAAGTAGTTTGTCCCTCCCCTGTACCGAAGTATTCAGCAACCATATAGACCCAGTGTTCATCTACTGGGAATACATCACGCTGATACTTCTCCTCGTATTCTTTCATACAAGCATCTGCAACTAACTGGAAGTTTTCTTTCTTCTTTGCCTCCAACTCTGCTCGCAGTTCTACCTTCTCTGTTTCAGCAAGTTGTTTGAGAGCATCAGAATACTTGTCAATACCAGCAATAGCAGTTTGAATTGCTTTGATTCTTTGGTCTTCATTCATTTTTTCAAGTACTTTATGTGCTGTGTTTTTAGACATAAGAGTCTTATGTGTATGAAAGTATTATAGCACCTTATGAGGGTCCTGTGAGTGCCTCTGTGCCAGTTTCAAAAGTGTCTTCTCTTACTATACTTTCTATAATTCTTCCCTTAAATGCTAAAATACGAGCAGCAGAAATTGCTGCTTCCTGAGTGTCTAATCTTTTCCATCTTTGTTCTATATCATTCTTATGATAGTAAGTGATTAAATAACTCATCGTAGTTTTTTCATTCCAAACTCTTGATACATTTTTGAACCAAGTCATTCCACCTTTTAGGAGTAAGTTTCTCACTAGCATAAGAACCTCGAAAAGGATACTTATACCAAGTCAGGGAGAAGTTCTCACTTGGAACTTCAAAGTTGGGTTTCTCCATTTCATCTTCATCATCACCCCAATAATAAGACCTCATAGTAAAGAAATCATTGGAGAAATTAGGAGAATATATGAAGTTCTTATCTCCAGTTTTTTCAGCAATCGCATCCATCAAGATTTCAAATGGACCACTCATCCATTTTTCACGAGGTACACTATATTCTTGTGTAGGATTTCCAAATAACATTTGCCCGAGTTCAAGGTCTTTCATAATGTTTTGCGTTAATGAGGTGATGAATTACGAAGTTTGGATTTTATTTGTTTAATAGCATCATTAAATCCTTCTACAGAACATTCAACATAAGCATTTTGAGAACCTTTTGCTGATTGTTCTTTTGGTAACCATAATTGAATCTGGTCTACCAAATCTTCAATAGAAGTTTCCATATCCCAATCACTATGAGTTGTGAATATATCACACCACCAACGATAAAGGATGTCTGTCAGGGTTTTTGGTTTTTCAACTGATGAAACTACACCTTGCTTGACTGCTTCTCTAAATGCTTCTTTCAGGGATTGTTCCGTTTGCTCTGGATTTTGAGGTTTCAACCAATCTAATGGGTCCTCATTTTGATGCTCTTCACACCATTCCACACTCTCACGAACAGCATCTTTTATTTGTTGTCCTTTCCCATAAGTAAATACCGCCCACCTAAACCAAGCAGCAGGAGAAAGTTCATAATAACCATCACTCAAATATCCACTCAACTTTTCACC